TGACCACTGGCTAAACAAAATACCAAGATCGGTTCCGTTTACAGTGCCATCAAAATTAAGATCTGAGCGGGGGTTATTGGTACCCCAGTCACTCATTAAAATTCCTTGGTCTATAGCATTAACTACGTTATCAGCATTGATGTCTGCAATCTGATCTTTTCTACGAATTGTTACAGCCCAAGAAATACTCTCTGTTATAGTTTGGTTACCGGGAACTGGAAAAACGTAGTCTCTAACGATACGACTTTTTTCAGGCTCCCAGCAAAGATCAGAGTTTAAATCAAAAATAGGAACCATGCCCTCGTCTATCTTTACAGATTGTCTATACTTAACGTTTCTTGCACCTGAAGATTTATTAGTTACTTGGGCATCTCCCTCCATAGTAAATATACCGACATTAGATACTGCGGGTGTTACATAGTAAACCACCAGCTCTCTTGTCTCAGTCTCAGCCTCAGATACAATCTGAAGCATTGAGGTAGGCTCACCATCAGCGTCAAACACTGGTAACCTAGTAGTATACATAGGCGTTAGGCGAGGACTACAAGGCCCTTCTTCGCTTTGAGCAAATACAGAACCAGTTACAGAATGTGCAATGACCAGTAAACTAACTAACTTCATCAGCACTTCCATCTTCTGCGGGCTTTACGAAGCCTGCTGTTAGGGTCTTTAGCTGCTTTAGGAAACTTCTTCATTTGTCCAGCGGATCGGGCGCAGTAGCTTTTCTTTCTAGATCCTCCCCCTGGCTGGGGGGCCTTAAGATTGGATCCAGTTTTTCTATTGATCATACGGCGACCCTTTGCCGTAAGACCACCCCTTTTGGATTTACATTTGTTTCCAATGTTGCAGCCTTTCATGGCACCTTTGCTTTTAGACTTTCCTTTCTTAGCCATCACTTCCCCTTCTTAGGTTTCCTTTTTTTAGCCGCAGCTGCTTTCTTTTTAGCAGCACAAGAAGAACACATACCAGCTTTCTTTTTTCCGTACTTCATTTCTTTTTACTTCCCTTTTTCCAAGAAATTCTTTTAGGGCCTTTCTTTAACTTAGCCCTAGAGTTACATTGCGCTTTAGTTGGTCGGCAGGCAGGATACTTCCGTTTACTACCGCCTTTAGCAGACTTGCGACCACAAGCTTTGCCCGTCTTGCAATCAATCCAGCCTTTCCCGTTATTACGAGAAAACCATTTCTTCAAGCCTTCTTTCTTAGCCATTACTTCTTTTTGCCTTTACTCTTATTACCCCAGTTCTTAGCTCCTACCTTGCGGCATTTAACTAAAGCACCAGAGGCATAAGCACTAGGCCACTTAGTGTAGCGGCTTTTTACTTTATTATAACAAGCGTCACGTTTAGCTTTCTTTTTCTTAGCCATCAGTAACCCTTTTTCATACCAGCCTTACGCTTAGTCTTAGCTACTTTTTGACCAGTCTTAGCTGCGTATGCTTTAGCAGCCTTCTTACCTTTTGCAGTATAGTCAAACTTCTTCTTTCCGACTTTTGGCATTATATCGTTCCTTTTTAATACGTTTAATATAAGCGGGCCTTACACGCGGCAATTGATTCTCACGAGGAGTTTTCTTGCTTTGTTTCCTCAAGAATAGAAATCCTTGTATCATGGTTGTTTAAAGTCTTACGAATATCGTGAACATTATCTCTGGTTTTAGATGTTTCTTTGTCTAACATCTCAACCTTTTGCTGTACAGCGGGTATAGCCCATACCCTATAAAGAACAGCTCCAACCATAGCTGCCACTATACCTATAGCTAGCAGCAATAAATCAAACATTTGATCGCTTGTCATTACCTACCTCTCGCAATGGAAGAACCGCCAAGGTAAAAACCAACGGCGGCAAGAAGAGCAGCGCGAAGCTCAGGTAGCACGACGATTCCTTGTAGCTGCTCCCATCCTCCGGTAAAGATTCCGAGTAAATCCCAAGGGGCTCGGTCTCTTTGAACCCATGTATCGATTCCGATAAGGGATCCGAGGAAAGGAGCGACTGCGAGGGTCCAGAGGACTGTGAAGACGAGCACCCGGCGACCAATATGGGTGCCGCGTTTGCTAGCCCTATCAGCAGAATCGTCAGCCGCAATTTGTTTTTGTAATAGCATTTCTGTAGTACGCTGCTGATTCTCCACAGACATTGCCATAAATCTGAATATAAAACCTGCAAGACCTCCTCCTAACATCGAGATTAGCTCTAGGTTCATTGTATTTCTCCAAGTAAAAAGACACCAAGGGGACACAGCGACCCCTTGGTGCCTCTATGGTAAGTCCCGACGCTGCTTGCCCTGAGGCATGCTGCACTGAAGGGCGTAACTTATGACGTTCGCTCCACGAACTGCAACAGCAGCAGACGGTCCTAAGGTTTAAATAGCAAATCCAACTGTACCGCCGCCTCCGCCTCCACCTGATTCTTTTGCCCGCAACGCTCCAATGTCAATCCCAAGGGGACCAGCAAGGCGTGCGGGAGATGAACTAGAGGGACGAAGGAAGTCTGCACTACTTGTTGAAGTTGACTCGAAATCGGGATCGACGTTCTGGTTCGACTGCCCGATGTACGTCATTGAGTTGCTTCCACCGTCGAAGTTATGTGCTCCGCTCGTGTTGTTGTGGAAGATGTTGTGCGTCATGTACTGCTGGTTTCCGCCGTTGCCAGTGTTGTTCGTCTTGTAGCCGTACCCACCATTGTTGGCGAAGATGTTGCCGGACAGAATCTGATCGTCATAGTTGGCGTATTGAACAACACCGTGGCTGCCGTTGTTGTAGATGGTGTTGTTGATAAGGCGACTCAAGGTCAACGCGCTGCTGAATGCACCGATGCCTTCCGACGTGTTGTTGTAGACGAGACAGTGGTACAACTGGAGGTCCGACCTATACCGGATCCCCACGCCACCGTTCGAGTGAATCTTGCAGCCGTACAAATAGTTCGGGCCACGGTTCGTCCCCGGATAGTTGAATCCGTGCGAGGTGTGGTTGTCGATCTCACACTCTCGCATCAAGTGGACAGGCTGCTTGCTCTGGGCATTGCTGGTCAGATCATCATCGGTGTTGTTTCCAATGCCCAGATTGCAGTTATCAAGCCTGCAAAAGGTCCATTGAAACTTTCCACTTGAGTTGCCCATAAACGCATACCCCGGACCTCCAGTGAAACGAAGGTTTCGAAACATGACCGTGCAGTTGCTTGAGTTGGTTGACTTGAACATCGGGTCGGTATTCGAAAGCCCCGAACCGTTGATCGTTACCATCTCAGAGTTGTCGTCAATTCGGTTGCCCGACGAATCAACTCCATATATTCTCACCGGCCTGCTGCCAGTCGAATTGTGGTTCATTGTGATCGTCGAGGTGATGTTGTGGGTGCCATCGTTGACGATGCGAAGTTCGTAGACGCCACTGTTCACCCATTGGTCAAGACCGTGCTGAATAGTTGCGAAGGCGTTTCCCAACGTCAGACCGTCATTGGAATCGCTTCCTCCAGAAGATTTAACGTAGTAGGTTGTTGACATCAGTTCGCCTCAAGAGGCCGCACGCAGGCGTTGGACATGGCATCAACGAGATCCTGATCTGCTGCGATGCCTGCAGTAATCGACATAAACGAGTTTACCAACTTACAAAACTCAGAGTTCTTTAGAGGCATAATACCTTGATCGGTACGTCCATCATCAATAGGCTCATCTTCCTGCCCGACAACCGGAGTCAAGCCGGTAGCAGGATCGAACGTCGCAAGTCCTTCGGCAATCATCACCGGCACAATCTCAGCGGTAACAGTCGAAGTAAAATCAATGCCCCGAAAGTAGTTAGATCGAAATCGCTCGGCATCAGGCCGAAGTGATTGCGAAATAAATAAAGTTAAAGTTGTGTTCTGCATTATGCTAGCTCCATTTTAAGTTTGCATGTTAATCGAGTTACAGTAGCTAGTGTGCCACCAGTTGTAAAAGCTAGGATATCTCCCTCAGATACAGCTGTAGTCCAGCCACTTAAGGTAGTATCTCTATTAATAATTTTAGACGCCAATGCAATAGAACCAACGGATGCTGGAAGCCCTAGCGTAGTTGCGTCTGCTGCTGGGTTATATCTAGTAATTGTAATAGTAGCTGATCCCGAAGCATCTCCTACTAAGGTAGCTGCTTTAATTACACCATCTCTTTCAACAGGAACGTATACAGTCTTAGCTGTTTCGATTACCGAACCCTGGCCATCAAAAGTTACGCCGTGATCGACACGAAGGTCAATTTTAGTATCTTCGATAGCTGTTGCATTCCAAGTTCCAGTTGTAATTGTACCTGTTGTTACAATACTACTGCTACCCGCAAGGGGGGATTTTGCAGCTAGGTCTGTAACTAAGTTAGTAATTTCAGATTGAGCATGAGTATGACTTGCAGCCGCAAAGTCACCTGTGTTTGCTGCAGCTGCAGTGCCAAGGGTTGGTGTTCCCGATACATCCGCATAAGCAATAGCAGTGCCATTCCAAGTTCCGCTTGTAATAGTTCCTACTTGGGTAATGTTTCCAGACCCGGCCCAAGTAGATAACGCAGTGTTTTCTACGTTGCCAAGTCCTACATCGCCCTTGGTTGTGTTAGAATTAAGCAATGTGCTAATTGAAGTTAGTCCAGTGCCACCATCTAAAACACCAAGAGTGCCAGTAATACTAGAAGCCCCAAGATCTACAGCTAATTCGGTTGACTCAATAACAATACCGCCGTTTGCTTTAAGATCGGCAGACAGAGTAGCTGTGTAGTCTCCACCAACAGTAGTTGATTGAGTAACATCTAAACCGTTTCCAGCTGTAATGGCGACAGAATCAATAAGACCGCCGGTGCCACTAGATGGAAGATTAATCAACTGAGATCCATCAACTGCGGGAAGTTTTCCAAGACCATCTAATGCAACTACGTTATTAGCCGATGTACCAACAGTTTTATTGATAATATCGTCAGCAGCAGCTAAGATGTTTGTTTTGGGAAGCGCAGTGATACGAGCGTTAGGAATTGTACCCGTTGTTAGGTTAGACGCGTCGTCGGCTCCTAAAGCAGTACGAGCTGCTCCTGCTGTTGTAGCTCCTGTTCCTCCTTTTATAACAGGAATTACAGGTAAATCTACACTGTTTAAAACAATTCCTTCTTCAAAAGTAGCTCCTTCAACCCGAACAAGGCGATCGTCTAACTCTTGAGTTGCGTCAAAAATCTGGCCAATAGCGTTATTCAAACTATCTGAAGTAATTCGACTACCGCTTTGAAAAGTATGTGACTTATTTGTAATGTTTTGAGATCTCATAATCCGTACCTTAGTATAGGTCGAATCACTCAAAGCTTTACGGGTTTTTGTAGTGGTGCCGTTAGCAAAGGTTACTGTACTTAGTTCTAAGTTTTGAATAGTAACAATGCCTCTAGCATCATCAAAATCTAAGAAAACGTTACCGCTTTCGTCTGTTGGTTTAATAAGATATGGATCATACCAATTGGTAAACGTTCCGTTTTCAACTGTAGTTCCATCAGAAAATTCTGTGAAGTAGATTAAAATTGTAAGCTGGGAAGCAGCTGATCTATTAGTATCTAAACCTGTAATACCTAGATAACTAAATGCTAAAGGATCTGAGCTGCCTACGCCATTTGTAAACTCTACTTCAATAATTACATCATCATCTACAATAGGCATAGATTAGTTCTCCGTAATATTAAAGTTAATTGTGTAGTTTCCCAAAGCTCCCCAAATATTACTACCTAAAGCTGTAGTAGTATTTACGTAAGGCGTTTGAGCACTACTCGCAGCAAGGGTTATCTCAGAACCTCCGTTAATAGATACTTTAAAAGTAAATCGTTGGAAGTAATCATAAGCATCCGTAGTATTTGCAAAAGGATATCTAGTATCGCCGCTCCTAACACCACCTGTTCCTAAAGGCTGTCCAGAATAAGGTCCAAACCAAAGCCTAAGCTTATCTAGATTACCTGAATACTTCCAATCTAGGTTATGCGAAGTAGTAGATATAATAGCGTCACCAGAAACATTTGTAAACGGTCCAGTAATACCACCGTTAAGGATACTCATTGTAAACGATTGAACAGCACCCGCAGATGTAAAAAGACCTTGACCATTGGCAATCATGTTTTCAATAGAAGCAATAGCAAAATCTTCGCCTCCACCCCCTGCTTTAACGCAGCCCATTAAAGAACCTAATGCTGCGTCTTGTGTAGGATACTTTCCAATGAACCTATTTTGATTTATTGTCAAAGCGTGCTGATCAGCAGCTCTGTGTATTTTAAAGGACCTGACAAAAGGCACTTTATCTAGTAAATTAGCAACAGCAGAGTAATTTCTATCTACTGTTTTGCCGTCAATTGTGCTAGCATAAGCCATTATAATCTCCAAATTATAAATCCCCTGACCTCTAACAAGAGAGGCCAGAGGACAAAAGAGAGAACACTAACGGACAAATCCCGACGTTCTAGCCGTGAACCGCCCTTTGAGTTCTATTTGTGTAATGTTCATTGGGTTAGGATAATCAGAGACTATATAGATATCAGTCTCTGCGGCAAAACCCATAATCTTAGTAAACGATTCACCAATCTTTTCATATAAAGGCATTGGCACATCGTCTGGATCTCCAGTAAAAATAGGAACATCATTATCGCCTACAATGATTGCTGTTTCATCTGTCTCGGCAGGGCTAAATTCTAATTGAATTTTTCGCCTACCTCTAATAGATTTCTCAACCCTATAGTTACCAGTATTGTGATGTTGTAGATGTAAAGTCCGTAAAGACATTACGCCTTCAACTACGTTATTTGTTTGGTCTCTAAGATACTGAGGAGAAAGTTGAATAGTAGATGTGTAAGAAGTACCTACAACAAACTTTCTAAAATTACCCGTTGTTGTAAAGTCGCCTTTAAGGACGATTTCAAAGTCACCTGAGTTTTGAGTAATGCTTACAACCACATCGCTACGATCTGCTGACAAATTAATTACTTCGCCAGCTCTTGTTTCTGCAGCAGTAGATACAGCTATATACAAAGTATCTGGATTTAGATTACCGTAGTTATTAACTACAATAGTTGTCTGATCAGTGCCACCATTATAAGTAACACTGCCTAGTGTAGAATCTGATTCTGCTAATAAAACCTGGTGATCTAAGCGAGGAACTGCATGATCCTCTTCAAAGAATTTCTGATATTCTAAAAAGAACTCGTAAGTATCAGGAGTACCTACAACAACATGTCTGCTTACAAAATAAATATCATTGTCGTATGAGTTTACAGCCATCATATCTACATCATAGATATAACGATAAAAAGCATTCTGAACTACGTCAGAACCTTGATACCTATTTGTATACATGTACAAAAACTTAGGACTATCCGCATCAATCATGCACACAGAGTCATAGCCCGGTACAACAGCTACATCCCCAAAGGTTGTTGGGAGATAATTAGGACAAGTCAAACTTACTTCAATAGCTTGGTTAATACTAACAGTAGCGTCGTTAAAGAATACATATGCTCGTTTAGGCGCAAAGAAATAAATTTGAGATCCTAGTAATACCGGATCAACCAAAGGCGATGTAGAATAAAACGCCGATGGGCTTACCTCTGCAGTAAACGGAGTAATGTTATTTTCAGATCCTTTGAGAGTAAACTGAATATCTGAACCCGTATTAATGAACATGTTCGAAGAGAACGGAGTCATAGTCTGAACTTCAGCGTACTTGTTTGTCGAAAGACGTACATCAATAGGATCTGTATCTGCTACAACTCCGGGGTTCTGTACCCAAAAGTCACTAAAGTCTCCTGTACGAGACGAGAAAACAGTATCAGCGGCAGATAAAAACAAACGATCTCTAAAGAATGCCATGCTTTGGATTCTTCGTTGAGCCCCGTCTTTAAAAGCCTCTGGACCCGGATTAGTATTTAAATTACCAGAGCGCCGCTCTTCTAAATCCATGTTTGTTACAGTAAACACCTCAGCTGTACTACCGTCTGAAGGAGTTTTAATTTTTAAAATTTTAGGAAAACGATCTTCGTCTAATACAGAATACTCTAAAGGAGTTCGGATAAGACGGGTATAAGGAGAGTTATCTTCGTCCTTAACAATGTAGTAACCAGGAACCTCGCCTGCATAAGAGTTTTCTACATAGTAAATCTTTCCGTCGCCTTGCGCATCAATATCGCTATATAGAAGCGTAAGAGTCTGTTCAATTTTTCCGTCCATATCGACAGGCGGCTGGTTAAATTTTGTATAGTCAGTAGAAGAATTAGCTGCGCCTAACGATCCGTCGTTATCTAAATTAGACTCTCCTTCTTTTGGAGGAAACTTAAATTCAGAAAAGTCTGCTAACTGGTTTCCTAAATATCTTCGCGTAGAGTCAGGATAACGCCAGTCTTCTACAGGAATGAATTTAGCAATAGGTCCACCATCATCATCAGCACGGATTGTAAACGATGCAGCATCTGTACCAGAATCGCTGTCATAAGAAGGCCATGTAGAGTCTTCAGCTGTACCTTCTTTAATGCAAGTAAAAATCATAGTTAAGCTGGTAATACTTTCACCGCTTAAATCTAAGGTGTAATTACCACCGGCATAGTTGCTAACATAGTTTTGTAGAGAGGAAGGTAAATCATAGTCCGTAACTAAACCCCTAAAATCATAAGAAAGGGACACGGGTACAGTCATGCCTTCGTCATCCGCTGCCTGAGCAATAGCATCAATAGGATCGCTATTATCACTAGAGTCTTCAGTCCAAGTAAGATACCACTCTGTTGATCCGTTATCTGACGTAACTGCTTCACTAATAGGGATGTCTATATCTTTTATAAAAAACTTATCTAGCTCTTGAAATCGAGTTCTTCCGTCTTGTTCAGTAAACGTTAACTTTAGTTTTGATAAAGAGTTAGATGTTTCATCTCTGTCTCCATCAATGATTTCAATATCATGTACATGAAAATCAATAAAATCTAAAGGAATGTCTTCCTCAAGCATGTTATAGTATTGATTATGAGATGGATTAGCTCCGCTTAACGGAGTAAGATCAGCAAACTCTAAAGTTCCATTAGCTTTGTATCGCTTCTTTAGCCACTGTTTAAGATCTGTGCCATCAGGAATGCTATGAAAAACTTGGTTATTTTTAATGTAAAACTTGCCGTTAACATACACAGAAGCTTGACCTTCGGGATCTACTGGTGTAGATGTGTAGTAGACAATCTTACGTCCTTTTAAGTCTTCGTCGTAGTTGTTAGAACCAAGCGTTTTAAACTCGCCGTCTAAACCTAGCTTACACCAAGCTGTTCCAGATTCTTTATCTGATCCATTTAGATCATCGCCGCTTGTAAAAGTTCTTTCTTTACTCGTATATCCAGCATATACCTTATTGTTGTTAATAAGCATCTGAGGACCAAGAGTAATTGCAGACAACGAATCATCCGCCTTAACCGTACTTACTCCACCGTCGTAGGTAAAGTAGTCTAGCATAGCTTGCGTATTGTAGTCTTGAATAGAGCATTCATAGTATCCGTTTTTAGTAACACGGAAAATTTGCATATACTCTGAAACATTAGTCGAAGCGTAATTAATAGCAATTAAATATCGTTGTTCTTCTGAAATCTGAAACCAGAAAAACTTATAGTCAGCTGTAAGAGACTGATCATGTAAATTTAACGAAGAATTATTAGGCGTAGTAGATAACGTATCAAAGTCTGCGTCGGTATAACGATGAATAAAGTTAGTACCGGATCGTTTTTCTACAGACCTTTCAAGCGTTACTAAAATATTGTCTAGGTTTTCAGCTTCGTTAACAGCTCTTTTTGTTGGAGCCTGCCGTCCTACTCCTCCTGATAAAGTTGGAATAGAAATCCTGTTCTTATCCTGTGGGTATCTAGCTCTAGGATCTAATGTAGGCATAGTCTATCCTTATTTATAAAGGTTAGGGAATCTTGATTTGCTTCTATCATGACGAATGTTCCGGCTTGTAGCTTTGTGAGCATTCTGGTGCAAGTCAAATAGATTGTATCCCTTACTTTTTACATCAGAGCCTCTTGCTTTAGCTCCATAGTACAGTTCAAGCTGCGCTATATAATTATCTACAGCGCCATCGCCTTGAGTCAACATCTGGTATTGACGGGCAGCTTGCATAACAATTTCTTTTTGCACTGGCGTATCCATCTCTTGCCAGTCAACGTTTAACATTAGTTCGGCTGTATACGTACCTGCTGGAAAAATATCCGTGTTGTCTGTAAGATTAAAAAAATACGGGATCGTGTTAGCGCCCCAGTTCTTAGTCACAACACGTGCATATTGCACATCTTTGTGAGATGACTCTACAGGTGTAAGCATGTTTGCCGAAATAATAGTGCTGCTGTTTTGTAGATTAAGTCTACCCTCAGCCGCAATTGTATAGTCTCTAATTGTAAGGTTATTAGCTAAGCCTCTTGCTTGAGCGTCTAACGTTTTTTGATCTAAGATATCAATTGCAATAGAAGTATCTACCCCAGTTGAAGCTGTTAGAGAGTTCACAGGAGTCTCGCCCGAAAAAAGTAGCATCTCATTAACAGCTTGGAGTTTTGAATAAGCTCCCATAAAAATCTCCTAATTATATTAAGTTGTAAAAGCCGAGTGACCCCCGAGAGAGGGCCACCCGGGTTTGAGCGACAGGGCATGTCTCCAGCCTACAAAGAGGTACCGGAGCGGCTACGAGCTGCGGCTCAGTAGATGTATGATCACCGCCTCTCTGTGTGCAATAGGGCATAAAGCCTAACCACGAACAGAGAGTCAGTATCAGGCGTAGTAACCCGATCCACCAGCTAGGTCAACCCACTCAGCAGTCATACCAAGAAGGGTACGAGCCTGTGCCTTGGTGTCAGTACCGAGGTCCTTACCAAGAACAACAGAAGCACACTCTGGCTTAAGTACACCAGTACCAGCCATGATGCTAGCTACGGTAAAGACGGTGTTGCGACGAACGTCATCAACGGTATCAACCTTAAGTCCGGTCTTCTGGATCGAGCAAACCGAACCGCTCTGCCAGATAACAGCACGAACATCGACACCATCAGCGGTATCGTCAGGCGAAGTACCATAGCCGTTATCGTTACCGTCGTGAGCAGCAGCCGAGAAGTTAAGGTTGTAACGAGCTTCACCAATGCTGTAATCAGTACTTGCTGCATCAAAGTTGGGGAAGTGGTTAGTCTTGACGATAGTGCAACCCATGTACTCAAGAGTATCACTAAGGGCGTTCATGCCGGTACCAAGACCAGCACCAAGACCGCCAGCATCAGCTACGCCACCGAAGTAGGGGCGACCAGCGCCACCGGCGAGGTCAGCCGAGCTTCTAGCAACACCAAGAGCACGAATGTCTTGGAATACAGCTGGGGTGACAGCGCAGTAGACACCTGCAGCAGGAGCGTTAATCTCCTGAAGGTGAACCATAAAGTCCTCAATACACTCTAGTAGTGCAAGAGCGCCGTCGGCCTTTTGACCAGCAGTGCCCGCGCCGATGAACTCAACGTTGGTCTTACCAATAACACCAGTACCAGCAGCACCGTCATCACCTGCGTGGAATAGAG